TGTGCAGTCCAGAAAAAGGGCAACGAGAGAGATCCGTAGATGGCAACTGAAATGGAACGTATTGACCGAGGCGAACTACCAGACCCTCGAGACGTTCTTTATCACGAACCAGGGGGATTCGTTTACCGGAACAGATTCCATTACAGGAATCGCTGGGGCCTGTCGGTTTTCAGATAACTCCCTGAAGTCCACGCAGATCGCTCCCGGATTGCGTTCAGTCGAGTGCATCATTGAGGAGGTATAGATGCCCCTTGAACTATCCTCCATCGCCATCGAGGAGAAGAACAAGCTCGCCACCGATTCCGTTTGGCTGGTCGCCCTCGAGATCACTATCCCAGGAGTGGGGACTCCTGTGCGGGTTGTTCGGAACAATGAGAACATCACTTGGCGAACCTATACATGGGTTGCCTTCCCATTTGAGATAGATGAAATCGGAGAGGAGAGCAAGGGTGAGGTGCCCCAGGTTGTCATCAGGGTTTCTAACATCTCCCGCGCGATGGAACTCTATATCCATGACTACGATGATTACATCAAGACGAACGGATTCTCTCCGATCACAGTATCCATATTCGTCCTAAACTCAGAGAACCTCGGTTCTGACGATCCGGAGGTGGAACACTTCTTTGAACTGAAGCAACCGAAGACAAACGCTCTATGGGCAACCTTCACGCTCGGGGCGGCGAACCCGTTCAACAAGCGGTTCCCACAGGCAAGGATCTTGAAGGGGCATTGTAGGTTCATCTTCAAGGGAACCTTGTGCGGGTATACAGGTGGGGAGTCTGAATGCGACAAGACGCTTCCCCGCTGCCGTGAACTTTTGAACCAAACTCGATTCGGAGGCTTCCCCGGGGCAGGATACGGCGGGATACGCCTTGCCTGATTTCAAGAAGTATATCGGGGTTCCTTTCTCCGACCTGAATTGCTGGGAACTGTCCCGAAAGGTAATGAAAGAGTTTGGGAACGATGTCCCAGAGTTCGCCATAAAAGATACCGACAGGGATTCAATATTTCGGGCGTTCCTGGATGAAACATCTTCCCCCCGCTGGGAGAGGATTGATTCCCCGGAACCCGGATGCGGAGTGGCGATGGCATTAAATGAGAAGAACCCCGGAATAGTTCGCCATTTCGGTGTAGCCATAGACAGGCATCGTTTCATACATACAACTCGCAAGATCGGTTCCTGTGTCGCCCGGTTCGACGATCCCCGCTGGAGCGGAAGCATAAGGGGTTACTATAAATGGAAAGGGTAATCGGTGCGGTAATCGGTGCGGTAATCCGAAATCCCTTTGAGCCGCTTCTTTCCCGTGAGGTTCGCACGTTTCCTGCAGGGATAAAAGTTGGGGATGTTCTCTCTGAGTTCTATCCTTCGATGCCGCATGGGTACGATGTGGCGATTGCGGTGGATGGGGTTGTAGTCCATGATTCCCTATCCCGAGTCCTCGGCCCCGGGCAATCGATTGTCCTCTGTGCCACCCCGCAGGGTGGTGGGGATGGGAAGAACATCCTCGGAATAGTAGCGATGCTTGCTGTGCTTGTGGCGGCTCCCTATGTGGGAGAGGCAGCAGCAGGACTATATGGTGGGCTTGCCGGAGGGCAGATTGCTACGACCTCTGCCCTTGCCGGGTTCATATCGGGGGCAGCAACTATAGGGACAGTCATCGCCGGTGGAATCATCGTCCACTCTATCTGGGGGCCGACGATCCCGGATTCTCCATCGGCAAGCACGTTCGATCAATCCCCGACGTATGCGTGGACGCCGGGTGGAAATGTAGTAACGGAAGGGATTTCTCTCCCGGAGATATTCGGTACTCACCGGGTGACTCCGCCACTTATCGGGAAATACATCGAGGTTCTTGGGGACAAGCAATATCTGAATCTTCTGTTCGCCGTCGCCAACGGCCCGGTGGATTCCATTAGTGCAATCGAGATAAATGATACTCCGATTCAATACTTCGAGGGAGTGGACAAAGAAACAAGGCTCGGAAACATCTGGCAACCCGTAATTCAATTCTTCAAAGACACGAGAACCGATACCTACGTCGGGACGAAACTCACATGGCCTGACCTTTGGGACAACGAAACCGAATATTATGACGGTGATCTTGTCGAATATCCTGCAAGCAGCGGTTCCTTCTGGGAATCGTTGCAAGATAGCAATACAGGGCATACTCCGGCGGAGGGAAGTTGGTGGACGGCGAACGAGAACTGGACGCAAAGAACAACATCCGGGAACGCCGTTGAGGGATTGGGTGTAACGATCTCTCTCCCCAAGGGATTGTTCTATGCGAACAATTCGGGGGGGACAGATCAGCAGACGGTCAAGGTGCAGTTCGAGTTTAAGAAGGTCGGGGATTCGGAATGGACGCGATACAAACTTTACTCCACATCTGAGGCGACGATAACCGATAAAAGATGGTCGGCAGGATATTACGTCTACCTGAACAATAGGTGGATAGAAATCTATCCTCTCGCGTGGGATAGCGGAACGACCTACGAAACAGATGACATCGTTATCCATGACGATACGACTTGGGTATCGTTGCAGGATAGCAACCTAAATAAAGACCCGACGAGTGAACCGACATGGTGGGAGGAGGAAACCGATTCCTCGCACACGACAGGGGATGTCTACGAGCAAGCGATTCTGGAGTGGACGGATGCGGATGACCCAGATCTCTATAACGTGGTTCGTCCGACTGTCTACTGGCGACAGATAGAATACGAAACCGTTGTCCAGCCATACGAAGAAGCGTATGACTATGCGATCATCACCGAAGCACAGACGGCCCCCATTCACAGGACGTTCTACCGCGACAACCTTCCCGAAGGTCAATACGAAATGCGGTGCCGCCTCGCAGAAGAACCGGAAGGAGCGAATGATCCAAGGTATGTGAATGAAGTCTGGTTCGAGTCGATTCAGGAGATCATCTACGACAGATTCATGTATCCAGGGGTGGCACTTCTTGCAGTTCGGGCATTGGCAACGGATCAACTCTCCGGGTCGATGCCGAGAGTCACTTGTTTGGTTTCCCGCTCGACGGTTCCTGTTTACGACGGAGTTTCTGCATACGCATTAAAGCCTATGTCCAATCCGGCATGGGCGTCCTACCATGCGCTACACAAGGCACGTTACAAAATATACGATCTTTCGTTAGGTGATAATACGGACCCCGTCAACTATGAAGTCGAAGGTGTCCCTGCTTCCCGCATAGTCTATGCCGACTTTGAGTCCTGGGCGGATTGGTGCGACGAGCAGGGATTCACGATGGGGTTGTACGTCGATTCTCCTTTTTCCGTAAGGCGCATACTCGATATGATTGGGGCAAGCGGCAGAGGGGCCGCCACGCAGATTGGGAGCAAATTCACCTGTTTGGTAGACCGCCCGGAGGAGTTGCCTGTCCAGCGGTTCTTGTTCGGAATGGGGAATATCGAGGCGGATTCGTTTTCCGAAGAGTTCCTGCCGATGGATGACCGTGCAAACGCGGTCGAGATAACTTTCTTTGATGCTGCTCTTGGGTACAGCAGACAGACCGTGACCGTTTATTCCTCCGACTTCGATACATCGGGCAGGGAGATAAATACCGCGCAGATCACCCTGTACGGTTGCACGAGCAGGGATCTCGCCATCCGGTTTGCCAAGTATACCCTGAATAAGAACAGGTATCTTACTCTGACCGGATCGTGGGGAGCGGATGTAGATTCTCTGGCTTGTCGAGTGAACGACGTAATCGAGTGCGCCCACGATATTCCGCAATTCGGGTACAGTGGTCGCGTGGTTTCTTCCGCCGCATCCAGTTCTGGAGTAGTGACGGATGACGGGACGGACGGTGCATTGACCGAGATCGGGGAGGACGGGGCGTATGCCGAGATAGGCATCGGACCTACCATCACCCTCGACCGGGAAGTAACCCTCTCCCCGAGTACCGACTACATTATCCGCGTCCGTCACCAGGACGATGACACGATGGAGACGTATGAATGTCTTCAAGTCGCCACGGAGACGACGACCGACATCGTACCGATCCATACGGGGTACACGAAACTCCCCGCGCAGTATGCGAACTATAGTTTCGGAGAAGTAACAACTGCGGTAAAGGAATTTCGCATTCTTCGCATCTCCAGGGATCAGGACTTGCGAAGGAAGATAACTGCCCTGGAATATATAGAAGAAGTATATGACGACTCGCAGGAAGTTCCCGATCCCGAGCCGGATACCGACCTCGCCTTCATCCGAAGACTGACCGCAACGGAGGTATGGCGGGGCGGGGCGGCAACGAACGTCTATCTGAAGTGGATCGGGGTCGCCCTGTTCTGGAATGTCTACTATCGCAAGACCGGGGCAAGCACATGGACGTTCTGGGAGAAAGCGTTCACGGCGTCGTCGGAAATTACTGGACTTGACTACGGCGTGTCGTATGACTTCGCCGTTTCCCACACATCGAATCCGGCAGATGGGAAGACGGTCCAACTTACCCTTGTTGGCAAACTTACCCCGCCGGGAGATGTGGACCGCATCTCGCTCACGAGGGAGTCTTACGGAATCCTGATCGAGTGGACTCCGGTTCTGGACTTCGATGTGGCTGGATATGAACTAAGGTATTACATTGGCGAAGGAACCGATTGGGATACCGCTCCGTATTATCTCGTCAAGACGGACGCGACGAACTATCGGTGGGGAATACGGACTGCGGGAACCTATACGATTCTGATAAAGGCGTTTGATGCTTTCCGTAACGAGAGCATCAACGCGACCATCGGGACGCTTATGATCAATGCTCCTTCCGTAGCGAATGTAACTCCAACCTTTATAGGTCAGAATATCGTCCTTACTTGGGATGCAGTAACCGGGGATTTCCCCGTCTCTGAATACGAAATCAGATACGGGGATTCAGATGAAACGACCTATTCTGAAACATTCATTGCGGAAACGATGTTCGTGGATTCTACGAAGGCGCAGGGGTATTCGGCAAAGGTGGATTGGGAAGGAACACGCGTCTATTGGGTCATCCCCATAGACATAGCCGGGAACTACGGTTCGCTTGCATCCGTTGATGTAGTCGTGATTTCTCCCAAGTGGTCTGTTCAGAACCCTGTGTCAGCAGAAGTGATCGACAACAATGTGCTGCTTCGGTGGGTCAAGCCCCCCAACCCGCCCTCGGAATACGGTTCGCTTCCGATCCAGTATTTTGAGATTAGGAGAGGAGACGCGTTTGCCGAATCAGAAGTCGTCGGCCAGCAGACAGGTACGTTTGCGGCCTTGTTCGAGTCGGTAGGCGGGGATTATATCTATTGGGTCGTGGCGGTGGACACGGCAGGGAACTACGGCAACGAGGCGGGGGTAGGGGCAACGGTCAATGAACCGCCGGATTTCATTCTCTACACGAATTGGCAGGACGACTTTTCCGGCGCAACGCTTTCTAACGCCCTGCTGGACAACAACAGAATTATCCTCCCCGTGAATCTTACAGAAACCTTTTCGGAGCATTTCACTACGCGGGGGTGGACGACGATACAACACGCCATAAACGACGGGTACGATTACTGGTTGGAAATCGTCCCGATGACAGGATATTACGAGAAAACTTTCAACTACGGTGCTGAGATCGAACCTCAAACAAAAATCACCTTATCCATCGACGGTGCTAAAGTTGATCCTGATGGTGCTCCGGTTATCACTCCGAAGATTTCCGTTTCCCTGAACGGACAGGATTGGACGGATTATACGAACGGGGAGTGGAGCATCGTAGAGTCGAACTTCCAATACGTCAAGGTCAGGATCACGGTCGACGGCGTTGTCGATGCCGTTCAGGGCAACGATTTTTACAGACTTGACGGATTGAATGTAACGGTGAATTTGAAGCAGAAAAGCGATCAGGGAAGGGTGCAGATCACGGATCAGGGGCAGATCGTATATTTCAATACGTCCGCGGATTTTCTGGATATTACGTCTCTTACCCTTACCCCCGAATCCCCGGATGCCGGGGGTACTGTGATCGTTGCGCTTTATGATTTTTACGATGCACCGAACCCTACCGCATTTCAGGTTTACATATTCGATGCTGAAACAGGGCTTTATGTTGACAATGTATGGATATCTTGGGCAGCAAAAGGAGTATAGCCGATGTCCGATTGGAATGACCCGACAGTAGACAGCACATACACGGAAGTCATTGCGGAGGTAAAAGGCAGGGATGACGATGCCGTTCGTTTGAACGATTCCCGCGCTACTGACGCAACCAACCTCCCTACTTACGCAAAGCGATGGAACAACACGCTTGCGGTGTTTCAGGCGTGGGTATCGTCGGCGTGGGGTACGCTTGTTCTCGCAATCGGTGGAGGAGGAACGGGAGCGACCACGGCATTCGGGGCGAGGACGAACCTTGGGGTTATGTCCTCAAGCGAAGTGGCATCTGCGATAGATGCGGATGTGGCAACACACAATTCGGTGACAAATCCACATTCTGCCGTATCTGCGGCGACCGCATCAAGGTTGATACTGCGGGATACTGCGGGAAGGGCGCAAGTCACAAGCCCATCTGCTTCGGCAGATATCGCAACGAAGGGATACACCGATGGAGCCATTGATGCAGATGTTGCTACACACTCCGCTCTACAATCCGCAGGGATACACGGGGGGACATCGGCGGCTACGGCAAGCAAACTCGTACAGAGGGATACCTCCGGGAGAGCGCAAGTCACAAGCCCATCCGCTTCGGCAGATATCGCAACGAAGGGGTATGTTGACGGATTGATAATTTCCGGGAGTTATACCCCGATTGCATACCTTGATCAGAATGTTTCTGCGGCTACCCCCTACAAAGCATTTTATATTAAGATCGGAAGTATTGTTCACGTATCCGGGTCGATTTATGCAGACCCAACCGCTACCGGTGCTATCTGTGTTGTAGGATTGTCTCTGCCTATTGCCTCCGATTTGGCCTCGAATTTTGATCTTGCCGGA